CATATCTATTCTTCTCCAAGATTGGTCGATAGCAAGTGCTGTTTGATTTATGACCTGTTAGGTATCCATAACGAGCCATACGGAATCGTAGTGAGCCGTGAGTAACTCCAAGTCGTTTAGCAAGTCTATAAAGACTCACGCCTTCAACTTTATAAGCATGGTTGAGCAACGCTGTATATTCCTCGGCTTCTTTACGAAACTTAGGAGAGTGCGAGCGAACCTGCTGAGCAAGAGGTTGTAGTTCAAGTAGTTTTTGGAGAGTCTCGGCTGATGGTTCTACATATACCTTTGGCTCTTTTACTGGCTTCAATGGTGGGTTTGGAACAATAAATTCAGAAGAAGAAATTAAACTCTCTGCTGTATCTGACCCATCATATGAACCAACGACAATTTGACGAATTCGTTCACGAGTCAACCCTCCTACTGCGTCAGCAATAGACTGAAGGCTCCATTCATTTTTTCTAAGAAGTCGAATATAAGCATTGCGCTTTAGGGTGTCTTCGCCAATTTTAGTAAAAGCGTCAACTACTTCCTGAGGCAACTTATGATTAACTTTTACATAAGTACTTGTCACTGTGTTCCTTTCGTTTGTTGTCATAGATGTAAGAGTACAGGCACTTTACAAATTAGGCAAACCAGGGTACTTTCCTGACTTTTTATGCCTAACATAGATTTGTATTTTTGTAATAGACACGCATACTCTGGCATAGCATTTTTTATTGCTACCTGCTAAAGTTTTACTTATGGTGAAAAAACAAACTAAAGACCAAGACAAGCCCCAAGACCCACGTTTTGAAAAACTAAAAGACGTAACTCTTATTATTTGTACTCCTTGTTATGGCGGAGTAGTTACTGAAGCGTACGCACAAGCGATGTTTACTCTTTCTGGCGTTTGTGCTCAATATGGAATTGGCGTTGGATACGCAACTATTGCTAATGAAAGCCTTGTAACAAGAGCACGAAATGAACTTGTTCATGCTTTCCTACAAAACACTAAAGCCACACATATGATGTTTATTGACGCAGATATTAAGTTTGACCCTAAATCAGTTGTTCGTATGCTACTTGCTGACCAAGATGTTGTTGTTGGGGCATACCCACTCAAGACTTTGAATTGGGAATCTGTAGTAGATAAGTCTAGATATGACTATTCCGAATTTACTGCTCAAGATGCTGCTGTAGAGGCAGCAATGTATGTAATCAATGTCCACAAGCCAGATCCAGAAATGGTGGGAAAGCAAGTAGATGTTCAAGTCAAAAACGGTCTTTTAGAAGTTTATGATGCTGGAACTGGTTTTATGTTGATGAAGCGTCATGTTCTTGAAAAAATGATGGAAGCCTATCCAGACACAATGTATTACAGTGATAAGGATATGACAGAACAACTAGAAAAAAGAAAGCGCTATGCGCTCTTTGACACAATGATTGACTCTGATAAGCGCTACCTCAGTGAGGACTACACCTTTTGTCGCAGATGGCAAGAGTTAGGTGGAAAGATTTACTTAGATGTGAACACCACTCTTAGTCATATTGGCTCCTACACGTTTGTGGGAAGAAGTATTGTCAAGCCAAAGTAAAGACCAAGACTCTGAAGAAGAAACCTCTATAGGCGCTGCTGCTGGAAGAGTTTTTATAAGGGTTGTTGCTGTCTACGTCTTTGTGTGGTTGATGAATAAACTTTAGGGTTAAGCGTGTCGATACAGCAAAGGCACCAACCTTTGTTAAGATTCGGTTATGTACAATATTCTTCAAGGAAACTGCATCGAGGTCCTAAAGACTCTTCCAGAAAATAGTGTTGATTCTGTGGTTACAGACCCGCCATACGGTCTTGAGTTTATGGGAAAAGAGTGGGACGCTCCTTGGAAGAACTCGGAAGTTGTTAGTGTAACTGACAAATCAACAAACGGAATTTTTCACGATAAAGGCTTTAATCACGGAATTAGATTCTCTCGTGGTCTATTTGAAATGCAGGAGTTTCAAAAGTGGTCTACAGAGTGGGCTAAAGAAGTCTATAGAGTTTTAAAGCCTGGCGGATACATATTAGTTTTTGGCGGTTCACGAACATATCACCGTATGGCTTGTGCCATTGAAGAGGCTAACTTTGAAATCCGAGACCAAATTATGTGGGTTTATGGCTCAGGGTTTCCTAAGTCAATGGCAATTGACAAAGCAATAGACAAGAAGTTTGGCGCAGAACCAGAAGTTGTTGGTAGAAATCCAAACAGTAGAGAAAATTCTTCAAAAGACGATACCCTTTTTGAAACAGGAATAGTTGGAAAAACAGATTACATAACGAAGCCAACAACAGAAGATGCGAAGAAATGGGAAGGTTGGGGCACCGCACTCAAGCCAGCCCACGAGCCAATTGTTATGGCACGAAAGCCTTTAGATGGAACTGTTATAAACAACATCCTCAAGTGGGGGGTTGGTGGCATCAACATTGATGAATCACGAGTTCCTGGAGAAGCCATTCCTGTCAACAAGTTAGAAGAGTGGTCTGGCTTTGGACAAAAAGTTGAGCCAGAGTATGAGCAAGAAATAAATAACAAAGGAAGATTTCCAGCAAACTTTATTCACGATGGGGACGAAGAAGTTGTTGAACTGTTTCCTCGTTCTAAAGGCGGAGTTTATCCTTCTAAGCGTGGTAGTAGCGACATCGGTGCTTTTGCTGATGGTGGAACACATAAAGACAAACCAAACCAAGCAAGAGTTATGGGAGATGACGGCTCTGCTGCTCGTTTCTTCTACTGTGCTAAGGCAAACTCTAAAGATAGAAATGAGGGACTAGAAGATTTTGAACCGAAAAAGACTGATGACTCTCGTAAAGAAGGCAATCCTGGTGGCGATAATCCTCGCAATCGTGGCGTTAACCTTCGGAAAAATAATCATCCAACAGTAAAGCCAACAGCGCTTATGCGCTATCTCGTAAAAATGGTTACACCTGTTGGTGGAACAGTGCTTGACCCATTTACTGGGTCAGGCTCTACTGGCAAAGCAGCGGTTCTAGATAACTTCAACTTTCTTGGAATTGAAATGAGCGAAGAGTATGTTGCTCTTGCTGAAGCGAGAATCAAAGCGGTTCTGGCTGAAGATGAGTCTTAAAGAAACATATTCTATAAAGCCTATCTCTTACAAAGAGGCTATGGATATTGTTGTTGAAAAACACTACCTACATAGAAAATGCCCTGTGTCCCATGCGTATGGATTGATTGATATACAAAGTGGGGAGGTGGTGGGAGTTGTTACTTATGGAGTCAGCCCTTCTTCTACGCTGCTCAAAGGAATCTGTGGTCCAGAAGAAGCACGAAATGTCTATGAACTAAATCGTTTGTGGGTTGACGATAAGGTTGCTAAAAATGGAGAAAGTTACTTAGTGGCTAACTCTATGAAGTTATTAGACAGAGAGATTATTGTTTCCTTTGCTGATACGTCTCAGGGGCACGTTGGCTATATCTATCAAGCAGCAAACTTTATTTATACAGGGCTATCGGCAAAGTTTAAGGACCCTAAGGTTGTTGGCAAAGAAAATATGCACCACGCTACATACGCAAACGGATTGACCAATGCTCAAGTTGTTGAGAAGTTTGGGGCAGAGAATGTTACTTTTGTTGAAAGACCTCGTAAGCATAGATACATATACTTTAACTGCGACAAGCGAAGAAAGAAAGAGTTACTAAACAAACTTAGATATAAAACTATGCCTTATCCAAAACTGGTTCTTGTTTAGTTTCTAGACTATCTGATTCGTCATAAATATCTATAGCAATATCCATAAGGTCATCTTCATACCTAGCAAAATGATGACGACAGAAATACAGGTCTCCGTTTTTTAAGGCAACCATGTAGTACGCCTGAGCGATGCACCTATCGCAACGGTCTAAGGCTGTAAGAATTTTATTTGTTTCATCAATCACTCCCACTAACATCTCCCATCTCAGCGTGTATATCTTTACAGGTAGGGCACACTGGATACTTCTTAGGGTCGCGGGAGGGAACCCATACTTTTCCACAGAGAGCAATAACAGGCCACCCATTTACCAAAGCCTCTGTTACTTCTCCTTTTTCAACATAGTGAGCAAACCTGTCGTGATCACCGCTTTCATGTGACAGACGAGTGTTTGTTTCGGTGTCGTAGACAGTTTCGCTCATATGTAAATTTTAGTATTCAAGTGGTAGTAGTGATTTGAGAACTGTTGCTTTTGGGATAGAGGCAATATGTGATGAAATGTCTTTCTTTCCCCACGAAATGAGCAGGTCTTTTTTATGCTCTACAAGACCAGCAGCAAACTCCACTCCACTGTGAAAGAAGTTAAATCCTTTAGATATGGCAATAATTTTTCCATAGTTGTCATACTGAGCAAAGTAGTGTACATATCTTCTAATGTATCCGTTAACTGTTCCAAAAGTCTGTTGTACCCATATTGTTTCTGCCTTTCCAAACATTCTATGAACAACTCCTAGATAGGTTCCATCATCTAACTTAACAAGATTTGTGTTGCCTCTTAGAGCAGAGATGTTTTCATTTTCTGTCATATGAGTAGTTAGAACATTGTTTTTTATAGTTGCGTTAGGGCCATAGATAAAATCAAAATTTGGATTAGGTTCGTAAGGGACAGACCAGTTTTTCTCAGGGCGCTTCTGGTCTATACCTGGATACTTTACAAAATCAAAGGCTTTCATCTTTTTAGTATCAAGACGGCAAGTAGCCATACGAGCAATAGGTGTGTGGTCTTTTTCCATAGTTACACAGGTAAAGTGCCAAGAGCCATCACGCCAGAAAAGTTTAGGGTCTTCTAGTCCTCTTTCAATCTTTACTCCAAGGTCTGAGACATCTACTTGTTTTAGTTCTTTAATCATAAAATCTTTATCTAACTCTGAAAACCAGACAGTTGAGCGAATAGTTCCATTGGTTGTGACTCTATATTCTCCAGTAGGCATAATTACATAGTTACTAGAGCGCAACATAACTGCGTAATTTCCTTTAGGAGAGACGCCAATAGAAGGATTAGTCGCAGACCAGAGTTGGTCGTCAGGGTTTACTAGGCGACGTATTTGATGAGTTGTTCCACCAATCTCAGTAATAAGGGGAACATCTTGTTCTCGTGGTTGGTAGTCGTATTTTTTAGACATATAGGCACGCTGGGTATCTATCAAAAACAGGTCCTTGTTTTTTAGAAATGCTCATTATGTTATCTCCGACATGAGAAATATTGAATCCTGCTTTAGTAAGTCTATCTACTACATTAGGCATTGAATCTTCAAAGGTATCCTCCGTCCACAGACTGCCATCAAACCCTGCTGCCTGTAGAACTCTTACTAAAGTATGAACACTGTATTCATAGTTATGTCTGTTGTAATCTCCATTTATGTTGTACTGCATATAAAAATATGGCTCTATGCCAGCAAGCATTTTTGTTAGACCTCTACTACTAACAACATTGGGTGTTGTGAGAATAAGAGTTCCTCCTGGCTTCATTACACGGTTTATCTCTGAAAGCATAAACATTGGGTCAATCTCCATGTGCTCAAGAACTTCACAGCAGAGAATATAATCAAAATAGTCATCAGGTGCTGGTAACGCTTTCTTTTCTAAATCAACGCAATAAGCGGGAAAAAAGTCTCCATCTATCTCAATGGTGCCTTCTTCTGGACTATCTAAATCAAAATGGGTAACGGATACTTCCACCTCTGGAGCAAGAGTTTTTAATGCTCTAGGGATAAGTTTGCTGGTTCCGATTTCTAATAAACGTCCTGATGGTTGTTGGTCTAGAAGTACTTGAATTGTTCGTGCATACCTACGCTTGTGGTTTATGTAATGGTAATGGTCTGACTTGTCAATAAGGGACTCCATACAGTCCTTTATAAAATCAGGTATGCCTTTATACGTGTCTTTGAACATATAGTGATTATAGTTGAATTATACTAATAGACAATAGAACTCGCCTAGAAGGAGAAAGTATTATGGACAGCAAAAAAAGAAGTGGTCTAAAATCAATTACATGGCCAGTAGTTCACATTGGGTTTGTTGGAACACTAGTTTATTTTTTTGAAAAAGCAATTACAGGAGAAGCACATTGGGAATACGCTGGAGCGTTTGCTTTAATTTACACTGGTTGTGAAATGGTTGGGTTCTTTCTTCACGAAAGAGCATGGGCTAAGTTTGGCAAGAAAGTAAAATAAGTTTTATGGCAAGAGGTAAAGGTGGAACTGGTCCTAATCCCAATCGTAAAAATGGGAAGGCTCCAAAGAAAAACCCCAAGACTGCTAAGAAAACTGGTAAAACTATTGGTGGTTATTCACCAGAGAAATTGGCTATTCGGGCTCAGAAGCGTTTAGAGTCTGTCTAGACTCATTTAATTCATGCCAAGTTTCACAACGTTTTTTTGTTTCTAAAAATCTATACTTAAGACTACATATTGAACAGACATATCCTGCAACATTATCATTTGTTTGCAGTTCTTTTGTAGTTGGTTTAGTTACTGTTGGCATAACTCAATAATAACAGACTAGCCTCCTGTTGAGTAAAAACCACGCCCTTTGAAAGACACTGCTGGCTTATCCCAGATTCGTTTAAGTTCAGCCTCACACATAGGGGCACAGCAAGTGAAGACTGTTTGCTCTTCGGTCATTGACCTTTGTTGTATTTGCTCGTGTCCTTTGTCGCATATGTATTCGTATGTTGCCATTAGTTTATTTTCCGTATTTCATCCAGATATACATAACAATCATTCCAGCAGCCATACTGCCAAAACCCATAAACATAAAAGTCATATCACTATTCATAGAACTTCCTCTATCTCTTTGAGGAGGGCTGCCTTTGGTTTAGCGCCAATAATAGTCTTCACTACTTCCCCACCCTTGAGGATAAGAATAGTAGGGATTGAGCGGATTGAGTAGTGTGCTGCTAGCCCAGAGTTATCATCTGAGTTTACTTTGACAACCTTGAATCTTTCGGTATTTTCTACAGACAACTCTTCTAGTATTGGAGCGACCATACGACAAGGTCCGCACCATTCTGCCCAGAAATCAACAACGACTGGAAGTTCAGATAATAAAACTTCTTCAGCAAAATCGTGAGAAGTTATATTTTTCATTTACCTGATTGTTTACGCTTAGCCTCTAGTGCTGCAAAATCTTTTACTTTGGTCTCTCCCATATAGCCCCAAGCGTATCCATCGGCAATGAGTGCATCATTGACGGATTGCTCTGCTCCATCAACATAGAGCCAGCCAAGCACACGGCCATATTTCTCAGTGGAGTCTGGTTTTTGAGTACGAATAACTACAACAGATGCTTTAGTAAGAATGTCCTTTAGTCTTTGCTTTACTTCAAGACCAAGAACTTTTTCCATCTTATTAGTGGTACGGGACTCTGGAGTATCAATACCAGCAAGACGGACTCGTTGTGAGTAGGCTATGTTGAAACCTAAATCAATATCAACATCAATGGTGTCGCCATCGACAACGCCAGTAACCTTTTTTACTCGATACTCGTACATAGGTTGTTTATTTCCTACTACTTACCGCAGGTTGGGCACTTATCTGATTTTGCTGCTGATTTAGGTGCTGGAGAAGAAGAGGCTGCTTTACCGAACTTAGGGCGTCCAAATCCAACAATTGAAATTTGAAGTCCTGCTTTATTTTTCTTGAAAGCACGAAGTTGTTTACAAACTTCTCCGCCATTTCGCTGACTTCCTTTTTTCTTTGAAGAAGTATTTCCTTCAATACACCAAACGGTTCCATCTTCATTATCTTTTACAACAATTCCAACGTGAGAAATTCTATCGACGCCATCTGAAGGGAAGTCGAAATAGGCGATATCTCCTGGTTCTGGATCTGCAATATCTCCATCAACCCAAGAGCCAGCCTTCTTAAATGCTTGCGCTCCTGATGGAGTGTAGACAGTGTTAGGGATTTTTACGCCCGCTTCGTTTCCGCACCAGTTAACGAAACTTCCGCACCATGGTTGGAAGTTAGCCTTAGTGTAGGCACCATACTTTGTTTCGTTATCTTTTGGACCTTCGATAACGCCAACTTCTGCTGTAGCAACTTCAATAAGACGGGCTGCTGTTCCTTGGTCTGCCATTATTTTTTCTCCTTACAAGAGCATTCTGCTTTTTTCTTTAGTCTGTAGTGTTGGTATGCCATAACAAAGTTCCAAGCAAACATAACTGCCATAAGAACCCACATGGCCTCCATCTCAGTAATAGGAGACCCTGCTGTTATTGTAGGGTGGTCGTGGTTCACTATCCTGCAAACGCTTTCGTAAATCCTTCAGGGCAAGTCTTTGTGCAAATTAAATCTGCAAGAACAGGTGCAAATGCTGCTCCAAGTGCAATACCAACACCTGCTGGTGTTGCCCATAGTTCTGGTTTCTTTATGCTCTCACCCAAACAATTTGAGATTATGTTGGTCAACAGTGTGTGGTCAATACTGTCACTAACAAATGGCACTTCTAGAAGTAAATCTGTCAGGATTTTAGTCATTTCCATTACTACCGCTGCCTTTTCTGCTTTGTCTACGGTATAAAGAATTGGGTCTGCCATAAGTGATAGAGCAGTTGACGCTGCTGCACCTTCAGGTTGTACTGGTTCAAAGGCTGCTACAAATGCTGCTGTAATTGCCGCAGTGACTCCGATGTTACAAGCGTTTGCATCCGCCCAGTGGTAAGCATCAATTACACCCGCTTCTACTTTTTCATAGCCGTCTTCAATTTTATTAATTATTGGTTCAATTATTGGTGCAAATTCCATAGCCCAGATGTCTTCGGCTCTGTGATTTATTTCAGGATGGTCGTGTATGTATTTAATTGCTTCAGAGGTGAGCCCCCAAGTACCACAGGCTGAACCAGAGCAGTCTCCACCTCCGCCATACATTCTTACATAATCGTCGCCACAATCTGAGCGATGATAAACAATTCCGTCTCCATTTTTATCAGCCATTATCTTTTAACCTTTCGTTCCCACTTAGTACCTTCTTGGACTAAACCATCTTTGTCATTATCTTTTGCGTTAGGATTAAATCCATCGGCTATCTTTTTTTGTAGACGGTCTTCTCGTATGGTCACAACAGAAATTGCTATGGCCATACCTAGATAGACTAATAATGGTTCCACTACTTATCCCAGTCTTCATCAACTGGTTGTGGTTCTGGAGTTGCGCCATCTGGCTTTGCTGCCAAACGTGCTGCTGTTGCATCAATCTCTGCTTCTAATTTTTTGTCTGCCATAGTGTTCTCGGCATCAATTTTCTTGTTATCCATCTGTGCTTGCATAATGTCTTTAGCACCAGAGTTGCCAATAAGAATACCTGCAAGAGTTCCTGTAATAAATGTTGCAATTGAACCTAAGACGTTGAAGAACATTTTGTCATTTTCTGACTGAGCATTGATTGGCTGAGATACAAAAAGAAGACCATATAAAATTCCTATTGCTGTGAATAGCAAGATTAGCCCAAGGATAATTCCAAGGGTAAATTTTAGTCGAGCATCTAATTCTGCTCCAGTGTATTTAGTTCTACTCATTTGTTCCGCCTTCTGGTGTCGTCTGTGTCTCGGTAGTTCCTTCAAAAATATCCTTGCCAACTAAGTCTACTGGACAAGTTCCAGCAACAGAGCAGACTGGAGGCTTACATTCTGGTGTTTCCCAATTTACTGGGTCTTGACATTGGTAGCGATATTGACCTTGATACCCACAACTGGTCAGTAACAGGGTGCACAAAGCAGCACCTACAATAAATTTCGCCTTAAGCATCAACGCTTCCTTCCACCGAGAGTTCTATTTTATAGGCGGAAAAGAAGCGTGATTTGGAGGTTTTAGATAGTTCCTTCTTCTAGAAGAACGAAACCGTGCTCTCTGTCATAGATTCTATAGTCCGCACTGACGACTTGGAAGCGCTCTTTAACTGCCTCAATCACGATGTCTTTATCCAATGAGCCGCAGGTGTAGAGGTCGAACTGAAGCCTTGCTGGCATTTCCTCATCCCAGATATGAAAAGCAATATGGCTGGTCTCAATTCCAACAATCGCTGTAACGCCTTTGTTTCCTGGGGTGTCTACATAGGTAGCGTGTGGTCCCATCAAAATCTTCATACCAACTCTGTCAACTAAATCCTCTAGGAAATTGATAGCATCATCAAAAGTCTCTAACGGGTCATTGATTTTTGCATTGATAAGAATGTGCTTATGCTCAATACTCATCGTACCGCCTCTCTTTGTTTTGTCTGAGTTTAGTATAACAGGGTTAGAGTCAATTTCCTGGAAGCCATAATTGGTCTCCACTTTCTCTATTTTCATATCTGGCTAGAACAAAGAGAAGGTCAGATAACCTGTTTAGGTATTTTGCTGTCAAAGGATTTACCCCTTCTCCAAAACTACTTATAGCCCCCCATGTACGCCTTTCTGCTCGACGAACAATAGTTCTTGCTACATGAAGGTGGGAGGAAGCAGGGGAGCCAGAAGGTAAAACAAAAGAATGAAGAGGTTCCAAGTTTGAATTGTATTTATCTATTTGCTGCTCAAGGTAAGCAATTTGTTCTTCGGTAACTCTAAGAGGTTTTACTTCTGGATTATCTACAACTGGAGTGCATAAATCTGCCCCCACATCAAACATATTGTTCTGAACAATCAACAATAGTTTTTCTATTTCTTCATCTGTTATATCTAAAAGCAATACACCAATATAAGAATTTGCCTCATCGACTGTGGCAAAGGCTTCTAGCCTAGGATCATTCTTTGAGGTGCGACTCATATCCCCTAGAGATGTAGTTCCGTCATCGCCAGTCTTTGTATAAATTCGAGTTAGGTGGACCATCAGTGTCCTGTCATTGAGCGCCAAATATCTACAGTAATTTTGTTGGCTACATACATAGTAATCAAAGTTATTGATAGTTGAAGAATAATTTCAGCAGAAGTCTTGCTTTTAGTTTTTAACATCAAGGCCATTGTAGGTCTCCATTTGTAGAAAATACTAAACCTAAAGAGTCGCCTTCAGATAAAGAAATTTCGTTGATTCCTGTTTGAGCCCAGCCCCACTCGTTAAAAAATGGAAGTAGTTTCTTTTCTTTTACTATGACAGCCCAGTAGGCATCTTCTGGTGGCATAACTTCGCAAGTCTCTACAGATTTATCTGGAAGACCATTAAGTCTACAAATAACAGCATCACCATATTTTTGTGTGCCTTCTGTTATATAGCCAGAGATTTTTAGCAATTCTAACGCGTTTGTTTCAGCAGAAATATCTATACATTTTTCTACTTTTGTTTCAGCATTGAGAGAACCAAAATCAACATACAAGTTCACGCAATTACTGTCGGGCTTACTTAAAAAAGACAAACCAATGTAAGTAAAACTAATAATTAAAAAAGACAGTATTAGTTTATTCTTCACTGGTTTTCCCTAATAAGTTTCACCTCGCAAGCGTCAGTAGTGCAGTATGCCTCACCGATAGCATCAGCCGCAAGTCCCGCATAAACTCCTGAGAAGTCAATTGGAAAGAGTTTTAGAGTTCCCTCTTCTTCATATTCTTCTTCAGTGATTTGTGTGTATGGCATCTGTGGGTATGTAAAGTTTCCTGATGGAAGGAATGAAACTGTTTTTAGTTGACCATCGTAAAGATGGAGAACAGTTCCGACTGCGCTTGCTTCCTTTTCAGGGTCAAAGGAGATAGTTACTGAGACAGAGTTATCTGACCAATAGCGTTGTGCGTATGCTGCTAACGCCATCTTTTCGTAGATTGAGACATCCTTCTCAGCCCTCTTGGACTCAGACTTGATTGGAAAATAGACAACCGATGTAGTGTTCGGTGATTCCGACGCTGGTTCAACTTTGTAGTTCGCCATCTTAAATAAGGGAAGCATAGGGTCCGAATTAGCAAAGCGAATGGTACGCATAAAATACTTACCGCCAGGAGTCCAATGTACGCCAGGACTTTCACCAGCAAGAATGGAAACCGTGCCAGAAGGCTTAATGGTTGTTGTCTTGATAGATTCACGGATTCCGAGCCATTCTGAATAAGTAGTGTCGTAATACTTAATTGTCTCGTATCCCTTGTCCATCCATTCACGAAGAAGTGGAAGACCACGGTTGTCTGCAAAGTTTGCTACGCCTGACATTGAAGTTCCAATGCGACGGTTACGCTGCATAATTGCGTTTGTCTCTGCCCAGTGGGTAGGAAGAAGTGTCACGGTTTTTGCGTAAAGATAAGCAAACTTAAGAGTGCGCTTGTAATCTTCCAGTGACTCGTGTCGGTTGAGATATGTTTCAACAAGAGTACACATTTCGTAAGACTCAAGTGATTGCTCAGCGCAAGGGTTATAACCTTCTACACGATAATCTTTATTGTTAGGTGGGTCAACCAAACGTCCATACTGTCTAGAGACATCTAGCCAAATAACTCCAGGTTCTCCGTTGCGAGCAATACCTTCAACAATAGGGTCAAGGTTTGCGCCAACGTAAGCCTCTACAGAATTGTTAGACATCCAAGCCCAGCCAGGATTTTCTGGGTCATAAGAGTTACGCTCTGGATAAATCTCTGCGTTCTTCAAGTTCAAAAAGTCTTCGTCATCAATGCGACCAATAAGAAGTTCTGCGGAACGACGAACGTTTCCTGATACAACGCAAACGCCAATCATATTTCCAATGTCAGCAATGTCTCTGCGAGTTACTTTCTCTCCCTTGCGACCTGCGAACAACTTAGTAATGTGATTGTGTAAACGCTCTAACGGTTGGTGTCCTGCTGCTGTTCCTCCGAAGGTTTTGATTGGGGTGCCTTCTGGACGGACTTCTGAGTAGTCAAATAGTGGAGTCTTCTGATCTGGTCGTAGGTAAGCATTGATGATGAGTTCGAGGGATTTGACCCAACCTTCTCTGGTATCTGGGACGACATATGTTTCTTCTCCTTCTGGTTCATAGATTTGGAATTCTTTATCAGCACCCTTGTCATCAAATCCAACACCAACGCCAAGCATTGATGCTTCCATTAAAAATGTAAATGGTTTTGATGGGTCTGCCTTACTCATTTCTTTTGTTGAAACAAATGCGCAATTTTGAAGTGCAGCAGAGTTGCGTTGAGTATTAACAATTGGAGTTCCCATAACCCATAGACCACGTCCTGGAGGAGACCACTTCAACTCAAACAAACGCTCGAATGCTTCTTTAGCAGAAGCCGCTGCTTTAGTGTCAGACCAAGGAAGACGGTTGTTCTTAGCGTGTTCCTTCTGTAATGAATACATTCCGTTGATAACACGTTCGCATACATCAACCCAAGTTTCTTTATGTCCATCTTCTTTTAGTCGTGAATATGTTCGTAGAAAAGTAATTTCTCCTACAGAGTTTCCAGCAGCATCACGATAACCAAATGGTGCTTTTTTATTGCGGAAGCCCTCTACGAAATCATCAGACAACTTGAAAGAAAATGAAACAGACATAGATATGCTCCCTTAGTAATTACGAATTTGTTTTTTCGTCTATGGTATTTCGAACCCTAGACGTAAATTTTACAGCGTCTTAGAACAACTCAGGTTGCTCTTCTGAAGCCTTTCCCTCTTTATGTAAGTCTAGTACTACAGCAAGACCGAGTTCCATTCCAGAAATGAAATGATTCGTTACTCCACGAGAGCGTGCTTGTTCTATTTTTTGTTCTATAACTTCAGCAATTTTATGTCTCGTCTCATATTCAATACGAGTCCTGTGTTGGTCATAACTGCTCCAAGTAAAGGCTGTGTCTTCAGACATCAAATATCTGTCCTTCCGTCGCTAGTAGTTCTTGAAGTAATCTAACAGGAATACCGCACTGGGTCGCAACTGCAACTTCAAGTTGAGCCCCTGTGGATAACTCCCATCCTGGAAGTAAAGCAACTACATCTGATTTCAAAAGTTCTTCAATGTCTTTTCGCATATAAACTTCTTTTGGTAGGTCTGTTGCTCCCTCAAATGCTTCTGACGGATCAAATACAAAGTGCCCTAAATCTCGTAAAGTTTTAGATGCTTGTCTAAAAGCAGGGTAGTTGTATTCAGGGATTCCTGTCATCGGTCCCGATAAATAAATCAATGTTCTCCTTAGTGAGGTGGGTGCGTAGCAAGCAGAATATCTTGGTAGTCGCACTCTCCGCAATAGATTGTTTCAGCAGACGGGTCTTCTAAATCTAGACACAAAAACAAAGAGCCTTCAATCTCTGTGCTATCTGGCAGATTCAATTTCTCTACCTCTGTAAGCCACGCCTTTACATCACTTATGGAAAGTGCTTCTCCATCTTCGGCTTTGGCAAAGATAAAAACACTTGCTGACTTCTTTATGTTGTTCTTAATTTTCTTGGACATCTTCACCCGTAGTTTCATAGCCAACTGGAAAACTGGCTGCAAAAAATGCTAGGCAGTCAGTAGAGTGAAAGTACCTTACTTGGTTGCCCCATACAAGAACCATTATCCCTGAGCCACTTACATTTGCCCTAGTGTGAGACGGACAGCCTTCCCAACTGCAACGGATAGTCAGAGTCGGTGAGGTCACTAGATAATCTTAACAGTTGAGGGTAGACTTTCGGCTATGACAACACGCTCTGACATTTTGATAGCAACTCCTGGACATTCAGCAAAAATGGAGTATGTAAAAAGCCTTGTAAAGACTTGTAAAGCCTTAGATGAAAGAGGGCTGACATATCGCTTTATTTCGCAGTATTCATCATTTGTGCCAACCGCCAGAGAACTAACTGCTTTAGACAGCACGCAACACGACTTCGGAACAACTTCGGTTGCTGGGGGCTGGGATTATAAAAAGATTATCTGGATTGATTCAGATATAGAATGGGAGCCTGAAGACTTCCTAAAGTTGTATGAAAGTGATTTGGATATTGTCTCTGGGCTTTATCAGTTGGACTGGGCTGGAACTGTGGCTGTGAATTACCCTAATGAGTATGGGGCGCCAACAAGGGTCAATAAGGTTGAGTTCCTGCTCCACGATGCCCCTGTAGAGGTCGGTGGGGTGGGGTTTGGGTTTGTGGCTATCAAGGCTGGGGTCTTTGAAAAGATGGCTAGACCTTGGTTTCTAATCAACAGGGTTCAATGGAGCCCCTTAAATCCTGACCTGAAAGTCAATGTTGGGGAAGATTATTCTTGGTGTGCCAATGCTTCAAGGGCTGGTTTTAAGATTTTTGTAGACCCTCTGGTCAAGATAAAACACCATAAAGAAACTGTCTACGAGGTTTGATTTCTTACTAAAAGTGTAGTAGGATTGCCCTTTTTTCTGCCCTTTTGGGGTATAGTATCCTAGTTGGATAAAGTGTCAAATAATGAAAATTACGGTCTAGAAATAGTGATGCCGTAATTGATTTTTGCTGACCGTATCACTATTATTGAATTATGTAATATCTTAAAAGTTAAGTAATATTTTAGAGGCTTCGGAACGAAACCCTTAACGCGTAAGGAAAATATAGTTGAGTTTTGAATAATCAAATAATAGTTGAATTGAAAAATAGTGGTAGGATATTTAAGTGGATTCTTTGGATAGAGGAATTCAGATTAGACAAAAAGAAAGGGTAGGAGTATGTTAAAGGAAAGCAAAAGGAGAGACAAATGACGCAAGACGAAAGAGAAGTTGAGACACGTTTGCACCTTGTGGACAACCCATCAACTCCAGAAGAGATTGATATGGAGACAGAGTTTCTACAAAAGATTTCTGAGATGGAAGAGTTTCTTATTGAAGAAGTTGCTACTGCTTTGTTGAAGCGATGGTTCCCAAAAAGATTGCCAGTAGGTGATGATTTTGAAAAGTGGACTGAGATTGCTTTGGCTGATTCAACTGCTGTAGTCAAGCACTTGATTGAGAAGCAGATTCTTTTAGTAGAGGCGGTAACAGGTGTTGAGCCAACTCAGTCCAGTTGAGATATTGGTAATTGCTATAAGCCTTTATTTCATTGTATTTCTAGGTCATACATCTTCATTGTATTTCTTTAGATGGAGAGAGCAGATGTTTAGAAGAAGAATGATTGAGGATTTCATAGATAACCTTCAATCAAAGATTCAGACAGAAGAAGATTTCAACGAGATAGTAAAACGATTCAGAAAGGACTTTGGCAATGAGCAATGAGACTACCCCTAAAAACTCTTCATTAGAAGCATTGGCTGCTACTGGTCTGAGTTATGAAGCAATCCAAAAAGTTTCTGAAACATTACTAACAACTCCTACAAAGGATGACCGAGTCTGCATCTGCGGACACACTATGTCTAAACACAAGACCACATCTAGCGGATTGATTAGTTGTGTGCCTTCAAGACATCGCTGTCCTTGTAAGAGAATGCACGCAGTTCTAAAGTCAGACAACATCAGACCATTTATGAGAAAGACAAGTGGTCATGGGGAACAACACGCTTTGATGCTAGGTATGGTCAAATCTATAGAAGTGGGAGCAACGGTCAGTTGGATTAACACCCCTCTTACTTGCGAACGCTGTGGAGAAGAAAAAGCAGTAAGACCAGTCTGCTTGACTCAACAGGGATATAAGACTCCCTATAGCGTTGGCTACGATGCCTTGCTATGTGATGACTGCTTCGAGGAGGTATAACAATGGATAACAAACTTATGAGACAAGCCTTCATTGGGCACTTAGAAAACCTTGTCTATGAAAAACAACTTGACCCTCAAACTGGGTTGAAGATTATTGAAGTCTTTGATTTAGTAATACGAGACAGAGACGCTGGCATCATTGAGACTCTAACTTCTAAGATTCGTAACTGGGAAGATACAATGGATGGAGACGATAAATCTCTCTATACTTTAGGACTTCGCCATGGTGTTGATGCCATCAGAGGACTTGCGCCAACCAATTCCAAAGAATATAAACCGATTGATGAAGAAGACTTTAGGGCTTAACTATCATACTTTTTAGGGAAAGCAAAAGCACTTTTTAGATTCTTTTCCTAAAGTTTTTATTGTAGATATTTAATTACAATAAACCCTTATTTTGTGCGGGGTTTCGGCATTTTTAGATTTTGTTGTTTATGTAAAAGTAGGGGCTATCAGCCCACTTTTCCAAAATTCGTCGGCATCATATAGCCCTATATTGGTGTATTGCTGGACTTATATCAATGACCAGCAGAAACGAGTACTCGTGATTAACAAAGCAGCAATCGAGTCGTATGTCCGCAACCTTCTAGGTCAGGTAATTGGCGCAGTAATGATTGTCAGCCAGACCTCAGGTATCGGTTCACCTCTCGACTTCGGTTCAGGTGAATGGCTCCTAGTAGCCAACGCACTCTGGGCATCAGTAATCCCTGTCGCCTTACGTTGGGTCAATAAGAAAGACCCTGCATTCGGGCGTCTTGCAGAAGTAGCGGCAAAAGAAGTTTCAAAGAAATTGGCAGCGGCTCCAAAAAAGAAAGCCAAGTAGAAACAACTTCTGTAGATTTGTCAAGTCCCCGTCCCAGGTAAAAAATAATCAAAATATTCCTCTGGGGCGGGGCTTGACTCTAACAAAGGCAAAAAGTAAAAATGGCAGATGACATCAACATATTTGAATCAGACGAAAAAGAAGACGAGACGGCTTCCCTTCCTGACATTAACACGGCTTACGACCTACGGCCTGATTTGTCCGAATTGGGCATTATGGAACATGAACGCGGCGTCTGTGAGGATACCTCCGAGAACCGCACAACTCTAAGACGGGCTGGCCTGAAATGGGATACGGTCTATGACGGCATGGGTCGCCCAATGGGTCTCATCATTGCCCGCTCCGAAGAAGCGCTCCGCGAGCGCCGAATACTTTCGCTAACCGAAAAGCGTCCGCTGCTGTCGGACCCAACTAACAACAACTCAGATTTCTTAACGGGCCTGGATCTAATCTTGGAAGATGCCGCCATCAAACTCTCACCCCCTTGGGTCGTAGCGGCAAGTCGCAAATATGTAGAGCAACAACGCAAAGGCGGCTCGGACAATCCGAACCGTAAGCCACTGGCTCTACCACACCGTTGTCGGATGATAAAGACGGACGGCATCAGATGTATGTTATGGTCCAGCGGAAGGCCAGCCGATGACGGCCTCTGCCGTTTACACCTAGGTGGACTGCGTCGGCCAGGTCAAGATGTGGAACGGGCTCGCGCCAAGATTGTCCAGTCAGCGGCTTACGCTGTGGACGTTGTAGAAGAACTAATGGAGACGGCTCAGTCAGAACCCGTCCGACTCAAAGCGGCTACTGAAATCCTTGACCGTGCTGGAGTTCGAGGCGGCGTGGAGATAGATGTCGGCGTGGACGTAAGCCTGCGCTCACCCGCAGACATTATTGCTGAACGGTTACAACGGCTTGCCTCTAGCGCTGTGTATGCAGCGGCGAGTCTGCCAGATGTGAAAGTTATTGATGCTGAACCAGTGCTTGAAGAATCAACTAAACCAACGGATGACGAGGGACCTCAAGATGACGGCAAGTGAAAACAACTTGGAGATGTTAGTGGAGCGGCTAGCGGCCAGACTCCAGGAGGACATCGAACTAAGTAAAACCCGCGAGGAACATATCCGAGTAACGGCCCGCGCTAATGAAGCCGCTGAATTGTTGACGGTTGTAAGAACGGCGAGCGCTAACACAGTTCTTTAACTAGACTGTCCTAACGGATAGTCTAGTAAAAGAACTTACATTTGTCAAATCCAAAAAGCGGCCTGGGGAAAGCCCGCGCCTATATATGCCTAACGGATAGCAAAAAGTAAAAGCGGCGTGCGCCAATAAGCGGCGAGCGCAAAGCGCTGGATATATAACGGGTGCTGCCTGGATCGCAGATCCGACTAACGGGTACCAGAGTTGTCTGTAGTTGCACCAGGAAGACCGTTGATAACCGTCACGGTATGTTAGGGTTCGTACAAGGTTAGTTCTAAGACTGTACGTATAACGGATGGACTCAGTCGGAGTTTGAACGTTTGAACGTAGCCCCTAAAAGTTCAGAACGTTTGAACGTTTGAACGGCTGCCTGGTGATCGAATTTAACAACCAACAACTTCTCCACTTTAACGTCCGCCGCCTCCTCCAGAACCAGAACCACCGCCTCCGCCGCCTGGTTGCATCTTTCATAAGTTGTTTATAGTTTGACAGCGGCCAGGGCCCATGAGCAAAAAGTAAAAACGGTGACGGATCTGCTGTGGACTTCTAGAGTTGTTTGTAGTTTGGACCAGGCGGCCCGCTGCCAGACACCTCCAGACACTTGAGCGTGTCGGCTTGACAACGGAGGGGTTTCGATACTAAACTCGCTTTGCGGCTTTAGCCGCAAAGTCAAACACGAACAACTCAACAACTTTTCGAAGCGGCCCGCGCTTAGCGGCGAGCCCTTGACACATTGATAACGGGTGTGTAATCTGTAGATTATGTTAATAGAACTTTTTATAGCGGCCCGCCTAAACAGTGCTGCGAAATCCCTTAAGCAGAGTGAACCGCTGTCCTTTTCTGAGCAGACGCTTGCAAACATCCTTGACGACTGGTATTTGAAATTAGTTGACCGTGGTGAAGAACGGCGTGCCCTAAAAGCAGAACTTGACAAGGAATAACAGTAGGGGTAGCGTTGTTGTAAGGACCGTAGTAACGGATGAGACCTATAGAGAAAAGAGACGAAATGAAAAAAGTATTAGCGGTGCTGTTGATTTCAGCAGTATCAACATTGGTGGTTCCAGCAAGTGCTCAAGCAAGTGACCCAACCCCACCCGCTGAGTGGAAGATGCCAGCAACCAGCAAGTACATGAAGTACAAGGGAATGGATTGTTGGAAGTGGTGGCGAATCACCAAGTGTCTTCCAAAGTAAAACTTGACAATCTAGATTTACTATGTTTTAATTAGTTTTGTTCGGAAGGCAGAAACCTGATGCGGGATGATGTAGAGGGGTGCGGACCTAGGCCAAAAACCCAGTTCCTTCCGAACACCTAAAAGACAAAGGAGACAGGATGTCTACAAAAGTAAAGATGGCAGTTATTCCCCAATGCGACATCTGCCAAAACGAAATCGCAAAGTATGACGCAATGACAACACGAGGACCTTGGGCTTACCAATGCGAAGGTTGCTTCGCTGACTATGGCGTAGGGCTTGGACTTGGCAAGGGTCAAGAATTGGTGGTGGCGTAATGAAGGCACGAGAGTTAGTAGACCAACTACAGAAGTATGACCCTGATGAAGAAGTCATTGCTTTAGTTTGGTTCAAAGATACATTTGATTTTGATAACAATGACGACCTCACCCTTACTGATGAGGCATGGCTTAAAGTCGTGAAAGAGATGGAAGAGTCTGGCGGGATTGATTCAGGCGAGCAACAAATCTCTGAGCACATTTCAGAATCAGTAGTTGAACATTCAACCATAAACATAAAAGCAGAGGAGAAATAAGATGGGTCAATATCACATCCTTGTCAATGTAGACAAGAAAGAAACTGTTGTGCCTCACGGGCTCGGCTTGGGTCTAAAGCAATACGAACACATTGGCGAGTTCAACGGCACGCTCGCAGATGCCATGTACATTTTAATGATGACCAGTCCAGCCAGAGGCGGTGGAGACTTCCCATCTACAAACATCTCTAGCCGTTGGGCTGGCGACAGAGTTCTAGTTCTTGGAGACTACACGGAAGATTCCGATGTGCCGTCTATCCCTAATGTCGGCTCGCTCTATGCGGAGTCTGAGTCCTACACGGACATAACGGATTTGGTTGCCGAAGCCTTTGAGCAAGTGTTCCGATTAAAGTTTTCAGGCGAGGGTTGGAAGAAACGGGTTTCTGTGTAATACTCTCTATACAAACGGCGAGCGCTTTAAGTTCCGTGCAGTGATACGGGCAAGCGCTCGCTTTTGTATTTAACGGCAAGCCCACATCGTGAAACAGAACCCGCTGTCAATCTAAATAAGTTGTTCCGATGTGCACCAGAAGATCCGTGCATTTTTACTTTTTGCTCAGATCCGGCGTTCGGGCTTGCTGCACTACAAACAACTTCTTGATGTCCGCCCGATAAGTTGCTACTTCCTACGCTTGACAAAAAGAACGGCGTGCTCTATGATACGGGTATGAAAAAGAGAAACCCACTTGACGGCTTGCTTCGCTTGCGAGGTCGCTTCGTGCTGAACCAAAAAGCACAGGTGTTTGCGGATAAGCGGTCTAAGAGAAACAAAAGTCGTGCCGAACAAAAACGGCGTGCCCTAAACGAACAGGAGTAAAAAGTAAATGACGAAAGACACAACGGAACAACGCTGGAATCAGGGATACTACTCAGCACTCAACGGGGCGAAGATTATCAACTTCGTAGGAACAGATGAGGACGAGTTTGGTGGAACTGGCTTTCCTAAGTTCTTGGCACAACTTTCTAATGGCGAAATTGTAGAACTTGTTTTATCCCAAGACCCTGAAGGTAATGGTGGTGGATTTATGTTTGGACTTCCTGATTTTACTTTACCTGAGTTTCGCAAATAAACTTGACAAAGGAATAAAAAAGAGTAGTATGTAGTTGTCTTCATAGAAAGGGGAACAAATGCCAAACTGGGTATTTAATCATCTGACCATAGAAGGTTCAGAGGAAGACATAGCAAAAGTAAAGGCTCAACTCAATAAACCATTTACAAAACAATTCAGCGAGGAAAAAGACCCAGCAGTTTATTCCAATCCTGTAATTGCGTTTTGGAACATTGTTGCGCCACCTGAGGACAAACTAGAAGAATACTTTGGTGTTCATGGATACGCTGATGGTGGAAAGCAAGGCGATACTGAATACAACTGGTATAACTTCAATAACACTAAGTGGGGAACTAAGTGGGACATTGGCGTTGTTGATGGAGAAGGTTATTCAGAAACTTCTTTAGAAGATGATGAACCAACTCATTTACGCTATCGCTTTGATACTGCGTGGTCTCCACCAACTCCAGCAATTCAAGAACTATCAAGTCAATACCCTGAACTGACAATAACTCTTTCTTACGAAGAAGAGGGAGAGTGGGGTGGCGAGATTGAGTATCTTGCTGGCGAAGAAGTGAGTGTTGATGAATACGACTCTCCAGACTCTCATAAAGATTATGTGGATAGAGATAGAGAAGATAGTTGTGTCTGCTCTCGTGAAGAAGATAAAAGCGAGTGGTATGACGATTGCCCCGGTGCTAAAGGAAAAACAATAACTCTAAAAGCAGTAAAAGAAATGGAGATAGTCAAATGAGTAATGATGTGGCTTGGCAATCAACTCTCACAGAAGAAATGATTGCCCACCTGAGCGAACAAGAAATAAGTTTGCTTATCAACTCCCTCAATGAGTCAGTAGAAGAAATCTGCAACATCTACGAAGTCAAGGGATAAAAAGTAAAAATGGGAAAACTTATTTCAATAGAACCAACCACAGACAACTCAACTACCTACTTTGCTCTGGACGGAAATTATGGCGAAGCGCAAGGCATGGTTGTCATTGACACGACCAAATGGTCTGAGGACGATTGGACTCAGATTGACGAAGCAGGAGACTCAGACAGGGCGCAGGTTGCTCTTGATTTGACAAACAAATACGCTTAGTGTATTGTAATTCTTACACCTACTAGAAAGGGGAAACCAAGTGGGAGACAGATTCGTAGTTGGATTTCAGGATAAGCCTGAAAACCCAATCCTCTATCTTTACTCACATTGGGGTGGCGAAGCACAAGAAAAAATCTTGGCTGAGGCACTCAACAAATCACAAGGTCGCTGGAACGATTCAGATTATGGAACTCGCATAGTCGTATCACAAATCATTGGCGATAGTTGGAAAGACAATCTAGGATTCGGTCTTTCTGTCAATAACTTCGCTATGCCTGACTACGACACAATTCAAGTCGTAGAGTGGCACTCTCAATCAGTATCCACACGCCAAGCCTCTGCGCCTAGCGTAGAACTAGAAAACACACCCTTTGAGCATTACTGCCTAGAAAGGGTATAAGACACGCCATAAGTGGGGGGCAACCCAAACTTGACAAAAGCCCCCCACCTATGGAATACTTCGTAATAGCAAGACCAACACTAGACAAGGAGAAATACAAATGTTGGACAAAGAAAAGAAGGTTCAAGGTATAGCAATCTATGCCGAGTTCCGTAAGCCCGGTGAGACTATGCAAATAGTTATCACACCTGACGCCTACACGACTTCAGGAAGTCTTATTCCTATGACTATGGTTCGTAGAATTGTAACTAAAATTACGCCAAAGAAACAATGGAAAATTACTTCTTTCAGAGATAACCTCAGCGAAATGGTTTCTAAAGGTGAATTGGTCGCAGATAGCGACAAGGAAACTTTCACAGAGACTCGTATGCGCTACGCAACTTCCTACTTTGACTTAGTAATAAATCAAGGTTGGGAACTAGAAAAAAAGCCAATCTTGCTAGAGACTTCTCGCCACGACGCAGATGATTTAGCAAAAGGCAAAACACCTAATAAATTACTTTACAGGGCGCACATCTCTAGGAAAGCACTTGGCTTCCCTGAGTTGTCAGCGTAAGAAAAGGGGAAAATAAAATGGAAACTATGAAAGAGCGTTATGCTTCACTTAGTCCAAATCTCACACCTACATTGTGGGAAATGATTATTGAAGTTGCCACACAGGGAGTAAATGAAAATGCTTCACTTACACTCAACGCAAGCGTTGCCCCACAGGGTCGCTATGTTGAAAGAGCGATTGGTTCAGAGCGTGCGCCAAGAAACTCCAAACTGAAAATGGAACTTCCAAATGTTGAAGGACTTATTGGTGCGGAAACTTACCTGCGTCCAAATGGTTCTGCCTACCACGCTCGTATGTGGGGAGAACACAAAGATGTGGAAGCCCTACGCAAAGCACGAGAAGCAACAACTCAATCTGTTCTTACAGGTGTTGGTTCTCCAATGTTCCCACTTCTTTATGGTGCGCCGGGGTGCGGAAAAACTGCGCTAGTTGAAGCGTCTTATGGAAATGAAGTTATTACTCTTATGGGTAATGGCGACATTGAAGCCTCTGACCTAATTGGTTCTTATGTCCAAACTCCAAGTGGAAACTTTGAGTGGATTGACGGCGGACTAATTCGGGCTATGGAAAATGGTTGGGTTTATTTCATTGACGAAATTGGTCTGATTGACCCAAAGGTTCTCGCACTTGTTTATGGTGCTATGGACGGACGCCGAGAAATTGTTATCACTACAAACCCTGAGAGAGGTGTTGTCAAGGCACACGAAAACTTCTTCGTAGTTGCAGCGACAAATCCAAATGCTCCCGGAGTTCGTCTAAGTGAAGCGTTAGTATCTCGCTTTACTGTTCAGGCAGAAATGACAACTGATTGGGCACTTGCTCGTAAGTTAGGTGTGCCAACACTTTTGGTAACTTCTGCTCAAAATCTTTATCGCAAACAACTTGCTAGAGAAGGTGTTTCTTGGTCTCCACAAATGCGAGAACTTCTTGCGTTTAGAGACATAGCAATAACTTTCGGAACTTCGTTTGCGCTTTCCAACCTGATTGCTTCTGCCCCTGAAAACGATAGGGCAGTTGTCGCAGATGTTTTGTCTCGTGCCTTCGGGGAAGAGATGAAACCAGCCAAAATCTAAGTATCCCTGTCCTTAGGTTTTGGTTCGGGGAGTTGGGGATTGAGCGTGGTTCATTGGGTGTCCTTCGCTCTCCCCAACACCCCACCTTTAGATTTGACAAGGAAAAGCAAAAAGTGTAGTATCTAATTGTTAGGTCGGAAGCCTGACAGAAAAGGGGAAATAAAATGGCTCATCTAAAAATGGGTGAAACCAAAGCACAGGCTACTCCTGTTGAGTGGCTCAAAGTTGGTAGAGACATTGGCTACATGGCTAACAAGTGGTCTCTACGAGATGATTTAGTTGCGTATGTTGGTCCGGGTGCTGGTGGTCCGGCACCTGCGTGCTACTCACCTACACAAGCAGAAGTTGAAGTAAATGTTGATGTTGCGTTTGCTAAAGGTATTACACCTGAGGAAATTGGCGACATAACACTTCGCAAAACACAATACGAGTTTCCTAAGGCGACAGGTGCGATTATGCACGAAGCCTTCCACGCTCGCTTCTCACAATGGTCTATGCCTAAGGCGTATGAGGAATTAGAGAAGGACGAATACAACGCACTTATTCTTTTAGAGGAAAGTCGCATTGAGTATCAAGGTGTCAAGTCTCTATCTATCGCTCGTCCTTTCCTTCGTGCTTGCGCTATGGAAATTGTTATTGGCGATACAAAAGAAGGTATGGAAAACGAAACACAAACACAATCGCTAACTAATTTAGTTGGTCTTGTCTTTGCTCGCATTGACGCAGGTATCTTAGATGAACACGAAGTCTTTGCGATTACAGAAATGATTACAGACCAACTTGGTGTAGATGTTGTTGAGCAACTACGAACAATCGCTCGTTCAGCACAAATGCACGACAACCACAAAGACGCCACAGAACTTTATCCACTAGCAAAAGAGTGGGCACGAATTGTTCGTGAAACTGCTAAAGAGCGTGGAGATGAACAAAAGCCTGAAGGTAACAAAGGTATTCCTTCTGAAATCATGGAAGCAATCATGGAAGCGTTGTCTGAGGCTTCAGATGAAGTAATGGCAAACAACTTCTCCGACTTGGGCGACCAAGAGCAGGGTGAGGACATGAGAGAGGAAGTCAAGGCAAAAGCCTCTGACGCACAAGAGCAAAACGAAAATCGTGAAATTGCTAATCAAGTGTTCTCTAAATCTTCAGGGCCGGGGCAATCAAAAACCAATAGCAAGTTGATTGAACAACGCCAACCAACAAGTGAAGAACTATCTGCCTCTGTTCGTATTGGACAATGGTTAGAGAAAGCAAAGTATCGTGAGCGAGATGAACTACAAATCGCAAGCGTGCTTCCACCCGGACGCCTTCGCACTAGAGCAATCGTCCAAAATGCAGCCTTGAAATCTCGTGGAGTAAATCAGCGAGTAGAGCCTTTCCGTAGAACTGTTCGCAAACACACAGACGACCCAACACTCAATGTTGGAATTATGGTCGACATTTCAGGTTCAATGGGAAGTGCTATGAACCCTATGGCTACAACTGCGTGGGTAATGGCTAACGCAGTAAATCGTATTCAAGGAAACTGCGCTATGGTCTATTACGGAAATGATGTGTTCCCAACTCTAAAGGTTGGACAAAAACTTTCTGAAGTAAATGTTTATTCTGCTTCGGACGGAACTGAGAAGTTTAGTAAAGCGTTCTCAGCATTGGAAGGCGCACTTAACTTACTTCACGGAAATGGCGCAAAGTTGTTGGTAATTGTTTCGGACGGAGAATACACTTCAGATGAAACAAGAAATGCCAAAGAGATTGTTGCCAAATGTAAAGAGGCAGGTGTCGCAATTTTATGGCTACCTTTTGATAATGGCAGAAGTGCGAAAGCGATTGGTGGAGATTATGCCGAAGTTGTTTTGGACATAAGCCGACCTGCGGAAGCCTCTGAAATTATTGGTCGTTCAGCAGAAAAAGTAATGACGAGAATTGGGCAACGAGTGGCGTAAGTCGTTCTTGCTCAAAAAGAACTCTCGGTTCGGGTGCGTCCTTCCAACGCATTTCCCACCAAGAACCGAACCGAGAGCCTATGTAGGTGAAGCCCCACCCCCTTTTCGGGGCTTCACTTACTCAACCAAAAAGTAAAAAGGGGAGAGACAAAATGACATACGAAATTAAATACAACGCTATTGACCCTGACCCAGCGCAACAAGACGCAATCTTTTATACGGGCATGGGTTTAATTGCTACTGTGATTTGGGAAGGTTTCCATGTTGATGTTTATTGCGACGGAGAAACGAGAGTAAATCTTTTAGACGCACCACAAGGGCAAGTTGTTTCTAGTCTCTACAATCCTTCAGATTTTATTGAAGCAGGGCTGGATACAGATGACGCCTTGCGAGTGGCTAACGACCAAGAACTTCTTGATTGGGTAAATAACTCTTGGTTTGATTTGTATTGCGAAGGCGAACACCTTGATGCGGTATCTCACGAACTCAATGAAGCCCTAGCCATAGCGACTAACTATGTGAAGCAAGAGTGGCAAAACTCTGAAGAACTTGACAAAGCGTTCTAAATATGATTTACTAAGCAAAGACTAGGAAAGGGGAAAAAGTAAAATGCACACTTGTCATTTACTGCTCATTGAAGCAGAGGACGCAGAAGAAGCAAAGGCAAAGGTTCAATCAGCGATTGAGCCTGAGGAAGGAAACTATCCGACTTGGTCTGATTGGCACGGCGGATTTGATGAAGGACTTGCTGGACGCTGGTCAGGTTTGTTTGAGGGCTGGGAAGAAAACAGAGATGTTCTTCAATACACCGAGAACAAGGTTCTTGCTGACGACATCATCAAACAATTTGTTGGTTATCGTTTAGAAGAAATGAAAAGCCTTCTAAGTCAGATTGAAACTGCTGGGGACTTTGATTTCAATACTTATGTAAAAGCCTACGACCCATACAAGCAAGAGTTCAATGACGCAGGTATGAACCTTTGGCGGGCACAGAGCCTTGTAAAGATACTCAATAACGATTGGTGTCCTTACACATACATTTACGACATACAAGACTATACGGCGAACCTAGAGTATTTCAAGGCACGGCTGGAAACCGCACCTGAAAAACAATTCATTGTTCCTGTTGATTTTCACTACTAATAGAAACGGATAAAAAATGGAAACCTGTAAGCATTGTGGCTGGGAAGTAAAACAAGATTTTGGCGTATGGATTGACGCTTGGGAACACCCTGTTTGTTTTTGGGTAGGAGATGAGCCACGCCAACACGAACCAATAAAAAAGTTTGCACACGCATAACGGATAAGGAAAAAGTAAAAATGAAAGTAAAAAATCTGATTGAACAATTACAGGCATACACACCTGATACTGAACTGATTGTTGCTTACTGGGATAAAGAAACAGTAGAAGGCTACGCCTCTGGCTGGGGCGAACAAGATAGGTTCGTGCTTACGGACGACCAATGGCTTGATGTTGTTGATAAGTATGATGACGGAGAGTGGCATTGGCAATCCTCTGCTGCACAAGATTTTACTGACATGGCTAGAGATGTTGTTGCTAGTGAGTAAGACTTGGAAGGCTACCTTCGTATCCCACTTCGGAACTGAACTAGACGCTGATACCAAAAGAGAAGCAGAGACTAAAGCCCTTGCTTGGTTGCAGAACGAATACGGACACGACCTTGCTCGTGCCACAGAGTTTGATGTTGAAGTTGTTGAGGAGTAATCTCTGCAAAGGCAAAAAGTAAAAACTCACCAAAATCGCTAGTCACGAAAGGGAACTATGGACAACTTGGAGATGTATGCAAATGCCATGACTTGGTGGAACTCAAAGACCCCTGAGCAGAAACTAAAGATTGTGGGAGTAGAAACTTTGGACAAATGGGTTGAAGGGATAGTCCGAAAGGAGTATCTCGCCCCTGCCGAAAGTGTGGTCTAAATCACATAAGATTTATGCCCTTTTGATTTGACAAGCGTAAGCCTACTCGTGTAAAGTCTGTTTTGTTAGGTCGGATACCTAATGAAGGACAAAATGACAAACGAAAGAGGGAATTGGGCTTATGCCTAGAACCGAAATCGCACAAGAGGTAGTAGTCAAAACTACTATCGCAGTAGCAACAAAGGAAGTAGCACTTGACGCTACAAACGCTGGCGCACTTATCGCAGAACTCAATGCGACAAAAGACGCAATCAAAACTGCTCAGGACAAGGCGAAAGCCCTTCAGGCAGACATTTATCCTCTACTTGGATACACACTCGTAAATGGTGAGTGGGTTGGCGAAGCAGAGGTTGGCACAATCGCTGGTAATGTTGTTGTGAAGGTCGCAACAATCAACGCAACAAAGTTTGAGAAGGATAGACTTCTCAACGACAAGCCTGAACTCGCACCTGTGTTCGAGGCATACACAATCCCAGCCCCTTACAAGGCTATGAAAACAGGGAAGTAATTTCCAAAGGAAAAGCCCCTCACCTTCGGGTGGGGGGTTTTTCTATAAAGATGTTTGGCAAAAAGTAAAAATGGAAGTTAATCAAATCTTCGAGGGAAACTACGAACAACTTGCGTAGAAAGGGAAAACCTGATAGGGTGCATTTATGAAACCAACAGACGCACTAGACATACGCGCTAACTTCAAGAGTAAGTGTGGCGATGCTCGATGGAAAGAAATAGTAAAACAAAACATTATGATTTCTTCAGGGGCAAAGTTTCTTGCAGGAAACTTGGTCTCTATTCACCATAAGGACGAGAACACAACACTAAGAGAAAAAGCAATAGATGTTTATGTTCAGGACATTATTCGTGCTGGTTCTTCAGGAGAGTGCTTCTTCGTCAAAGATGAAATGACTGACCTTGTTCTCTTTGCTTCAGAGAAGTTAGATGAAACAGATTTATTTGACCCAACCCTTGCGCCGACAGATAAAGGGTTTGCTTACTTTGAGAAGCCTATCCCACTTACAGATGTTCGAGGTAGAACACTTTTCATAAATGTTATTACTTGGGAAAAACTATTCAACAAAACAACTGGTGAGTTTCAAGTAACTATGTCTTGCTGGAACGATACTGCAAGAACACCTGATGATGTTGCAGTTGAGATTATGTCTAACCCCGACAAAGACTATCAAGAGTTTGTAAGACAACTGGGTCGCTTCCAATGGATAAAGAGCCAAACTGTAAAGTCTGGAACTATTGTTGGTGCTAAGCAAATAGAACTAACAGAAGAACAGATGCAAGAAATTAGAGCAATCACTTTCCAAAATAGCCACGGGTTAGACAAGAGCGTGGAAGATGTTGATGGAACTAAAAAACTAATAGATAAAGTAGTCAAGGACAACACACACAGAACAAAAGAAATTGGCGCACAAATACAAAGCAACTTGGGTTGGGATAAACTTACAGATGAGCAATGGGAAGAATACAGAAAAAGAGTAGTTACAAACCCTACAAACTTGGTGCGGATACTTCACGCTTACTGGCTACTTATGTCGCAGACGATTGTTGAAAAAGCAAAAGAAACTGGCGATAGAACACAACGCAGAAGATTAGAACGCGAAAGTTGCCCAACAGAGGTTGTTGTTATTCAATTCCGCAAGCGTAAGTATTACAATGAAAAAGGCGAAGAAACTGAGGACAGTAAAAAGATAGATTGGTCGCACAGGTGGTTGGTTGGTGGGCATTGGCGTTGGCAACCATACAAAGACCCTGCGAGTGGTGGGGAAATCAAAAAGCGTATTTGGATTAGCCCTTATGTGAAAGGTCCGGAAGATAAACCTCTAGTGATGAAGGAAAGGGTTTATGTTCTCGCTAAATAATTAAATAGATACTTGACAAAACTATCAAAGTATGATTTACTTAGGTATAAGGAAAGGGGGTTAGTCAAATGACTAACGAAGTTATAAGTTTAGAGATTGACGCAGAAGAAGGCGCATTTATTAATATGGGCTTGGCTCTGCTACTTGAGATGTTGAGTGAGGACATTGACAGGGTGGCGAACTTAAAGAAAGACCACCACCTAGAAAAGTTGATGTTCCTTATGGATACAAAAATGGGCGTAGGTAGTTTGTGGCGCAAGGTTCTAGTTACCTGTGGTGCTGACCCTGAGGACATAGCAGAACACCTAAGAGAGCAGAACTAATAATGGTAATCAAAGAAGTAGAGTTGGAATACACGCCAAACACTCTTGCTAAGTTGGTAAGAGATAACTACGGAAAAAATGCCGTTGAGTATTTGATTGGCAGACTAACTAGCGTCATAGACGAAAGACAACTAAAAGTTTTGATTGACTATGAAAGAGGTAAAAATGGATAGCATACTTCTCAGTAGAACTGTGATGTTTGTTGGCGATTACTTTACGCTAATGACCACTATTGTCTTAGACGAAAAACTACGCAACGAAAATGAAAGCGACAATGACTTTGCGGTTCGTGTTGCCTCTATTTTTATGAACGAGTATTACGGATTTGATGTTGAGGCAGTATCTAATAGCATTGGTGTTGTTGATGAAAATGGAGATGAGGTAGAGGAAGATGTCTAACCTTGACTTTCTAGTATCTATTACTGAAGCCATTGAAACTGGCAAAGTAGATAATCAACTGGACACGATTGCTAAAGCAATTCAAGAGCGAAAGAACTTGTTGCGAACAGGAGTATCCATAGACGACTTCTCCATTGGGGATAGGGTTGTTATCAACGAAAGATGTGGCACAAAGTATTTGCGTGGTGAAGTAGCGACCATTGTTGGTATTCGCAGAACCAAGATAACAATTCAGTTTGATAACCCTTCGGGCAGATTTGTTCGCAAGAACTCAGACGGAACTATCTACTCCTCAGATGTGGTTGTGCCGATTGAGATTGTTGATAGGAAAAAGTAAAAAACCTAAAAGTATGTTAAAGTGGTAACTCCTTAGGTGTGGGAGTTATCCCCCTTTCACCCACCCTGAGATGAGAGTGGCATACCCTTCCACTCCGCTAACCTCTTTCTCCCTGTCTGAGACTGGGGTTAGTGTCTAGAACTACTTGACTTCTGTGCGGTTTATGTTATGTTATAAAATCTAAAATCACTTCTTACAGACCCCATTACTATTTTGTGTATGGAAATTGTCTCTAAGGATTATCACCCAAATGGTTCGGCTGCACCTTTTATGATTGCGATTGTTGATGACCCTGCGGACGGGGACACTAAACTGGTAATAATGTTTGATGAAACTGACTATGTTGCGGTTTTATCACTTGACTCTCTACAAAGAGACGAGGACATTTCAGCAAGAAACAATGGATACCACGGGGATAGATACGAAAGATTGCGTTTAGACTTGTGGGACGGGTTTGCTGGCTAGGCAAAAAGTAAAAACTTACGAGGGTTGAGGGTGCGCTGTGACTACGATTGCTGCTGTTCAGGGTGAAAACTGGGCTGTCGTTGGTTATGACTCACGAGTAACTGAAGAAAACGAAAAGATTTACACACTTCCAAAAGATAATGGGAAGTTATTTAAGAACGGGGCATACCTTATTGGGGTAGCCGGCGACATGAGGGCTATCAACTTATTATCATTTGTGTTCAAGCCGCCTGCAATAACACCAACAACTTATGGAGTTAAACTCGACAAGTTTATGACTGCCATTTTTATACCTGAACTGAAGAAATGCTTTGAGGACAACTCATACTCAAAAGATGGCGACCAAGATAGCCAAGTGATGGTTCTTATAAATGGAACTGTCTATGAGATTGGCAACGACTATTCGTGGGCACGGGACGAGAGTGGGGTTTATGCCATTGGTTCTGGAAGTGCTTACGCTCTGGGTGCTTTGCTGGGGACTCTAGAAACAAGAAAGAGGACTCTGGCAACTGCCAAGACGCTAATCAGACAAGCATTGACTATCTCTGCCAAACTTGACCCTAACACAAGTGCGCCTATCTATATAAATGTGCAGCATTTTTAATACCTAGTTAAGGCAAACTACAAACAACTTCTGTGCTGTGAGGACCGGCGTGCCGTAGATTTTTACTTTTTGCTGATGCACTGCTGCCGCTGCTGGTGACCTTCTGGAATTGTTGGTAGTCGTTAATACCTGGTTGAACAACCTATGAAACGATTTGCGTTAGCCCTTGTAAAAATAATTTGCGACACTACTTGACTTGCCTATCCTAAAATGCTATCCTTCAGTTATTCGGTAGGGGGAAGTCGCTGGTCACCTGAACGCCTATAACTTGCAAGGGGCGGAAACAATACGACTCCCTACCGAACCTAAAAGGGGGAAAAATGGATTCAGTAGAGTTTGACGAGTTTGGCAGAGTTTATCTTCGCCCAACTTATTACGCGGGTCGTGGTATTGCGGGGCCGGGTAGAACACCAACAAAAATAAACACAAAGATTCGTTTCTGCGTTATCTGCGAAAAGAAACTTTCTATTTACAACACCGACAAAGATAATGTTTGCTTTAGCGATACCTGCGAAAAAAAGTTTCAAGACTCAAAAAAGAATAAGAAATAATACTTGACTTTACTTTGGTAAAGTGTTACACTTGCTACAACAACAACTTACAGGGGGTAAGTAAATGTCCGACATGATTCTAAAGCACCTAGCACTCTATGCGAGTGGCAAGGTTGTCCCTATTTGCGGTGAGTGCGAGAAAGCACTTACACCCAATGAAATTGGGTATGGACACGATTGTGAGGTAGCGTAATGAACACTATCTCAATGAGTTATCACTTGCGTGGAAACTTTTATCCACCACTACCACTTGACTATGCAGAACCTGCTATCAAGGCTTGGGAGTTTTATCAAGAAGAAAACTATGATGCGGTAGTCGTATTACCTGCCGACATAGTGCCTCACCCTGCTACTGCCGTAAAGACAGATGCTGGTTGGGAAATAACTGCTAGCGAACTTGTAAGAATACTTAGATTGGATAGGTAATGAGCACACTAACAGAAGTATTTGATACTTTGGTAAAAGAAAGAGTTAGCGAGGCTAAGGCTATTGCCTTTGATACTTGCCACAAGATTTATCTGCTTATGGACAATGAACAGGTAGAACTAATGAGAACTTATGGCTACGACCCACTTATTACTAAAGAAGATGCCACACCTGATGTAATGCTTGCGACACTGCAAGAGTGGTATGAAGATTCTTGCGGGCTTAGATTTATTGAAGCGGTTAGCACTAATCACGAAAATCCTAATGCTGGATTCGAAACCCTAATTGGTCAAGGAGATTTTGCTGAAGACGACTAACAAACAATTAGAAATGCCCCGCCTAGTGCGGGGTATTTTTATTTAATTTGCAGTGGGACGCTGTGGCAAAAAGTAAAAACCTGCAATAGCGCCCAGTGCATTTGCACACTACAAACAATTTGAGAAGTCTAAAATCCCAGAAACCCTGACCCAAATGATGTGAAGACAAAACGGACATTTTGCCTGTGAAATAGGTCACAAAAATAATCCATTGAGAAATGCCTACCTCAATCGTCATAAGAGGTAGAGGGAAAAACAGAAAGGAGGAAAGCCTCAATGGAAAAGACACTACAACAGAAACTAGACGAACTAAGTAAAGCCTTAGAACCTGTCCTGTGGGATTTGCTAGATGAAGTGGAGAAAGACTAAGAGTCATTGACTTTTGGCTTACTTAATCGTCGTTAATAAGTAGAGGGATAAATAATCCCAAGAGGAGGAAGAAATGCTAAAACTGAAACAAACAAGAAAGGCAAGAAAGCAATACGAGCCAGAAGATGAGTTAGTGCTAGTAATGGACACACCTGACCTAGACGCTATGGAACACGAAGCCTTTAGGCTCAACACGGAAGTTTGGCTAGATGAAGTCTTAGGTTTGGGTGGGGGTGAATAAAAGGTATTTGACTTTTGTTTAGAGATGTAGTAAGATTAACTTATCAAAGAAGGAAGGGGGTGAAATAAATGATTTCTTTCGGAGATTTTGTAAATTGGGTAGAGCCTAATGGCAACTACGAGAACTACTGTATTCAATGCGGACGCAAGACAGGTAAGAACGCTTACCTAGTAAATGTATCCACAGGTGGTGCGGTGCTACACCCAGCCAGCGAAGCAGACTCACAGGGGTTCTGGAACATAGGCAGAGAGTGTGCCAAAGAGTTTGATAAAGCGGTTCTGGTCAAGAACTAAAGCCCAACAGATTTTAGAGAAGCCCCCGTTGATGCGGGGGTTTTTTCTTTGGCAACTATAAACAACTTGGTCAAATCGAGGGCCCGGTGGTGCATTAGCAAAAAGTAAAAACTCTCCTTCAGATCCGCTGCAAGTAAAAACAACTTGGGTTGTTTGCTGAAGGGACTTGACAAATGTCAGGAAGGTTTGATAGTATGTGGATACCTAAGAAGGGGGAACTTATGTTTAGAGATTGGCTATTCGGTGATTTCAAATACGCATACCGAACAACGAAGGTAGAGAAGATTATCTATAAGAAAATCGCTTTAGTAGTTATTGCGGTTCTGTTCATTATGATAATGATTGACGCCTCTGCTCTAGGTCTTGTTCTGTTCTTTGGTCTTGGCTGGTATGCCAAGCAAAAGTATGACTTGAAAAAGAAAGTAGTGCGTAAGCGCAAGAAAAAAGTTTCATAAGCCGATTTGACAAATGTCAGGAAGGTATGATAAACTCTCCATAGAAAGGGGAAATACAAATGAACACTTCTCCACAAGATGAAGCACTAGAACTACTAGAAACAAAAATAGCACCACGCTCTTATACGATTGACTATCCAAAAGAATTGTGGTCTGAGTTATTGCCCGGCTTATGGCAGGGTGGAACTGATGATGACGACATTTATGACCAACTAGCAACGCCAGCAATTACAAAAAAGAACTTTGATTTTGTGATTACAGCCTACGCTTGGGCTAATCCTGTTGATTGGTTTGTCAAGGAAATCCGTTTCGGATTTTATGACAGCGACATGGCAGACTTTGACCCAAATGATTTACAAGGAATTGTTCGTATGGCTCACGCAGAGTGGAAGCGAGGACAGCGTGTCCTTATTCGTTGCCAAGCAGGTATGAACCGAAGTGGTCTAATTATGGCTCTAGTCCTTATTCGTGAGGGCTACACGCCACAAGAAGCGATTGACTTGATACGGGCTAAGAGAAGCAAGCACGCCTTGTTCAATGGTCGCTTTGAGAAGTGGCTGAGTGAAGTTGATGTTTCGGCGTGGAGAAACTAAGACACGCCGAAAGTCAGGAAGGTTTGACAAAAGGTCAGGAAGGCTGTAATCTTAGGGTATTGACTAGGAAAGTCAATAGAAAAGGGAGAAAGACAAAATGAAAACAGAAGCAAAGTTTATTAGACGCAGAATTGCCGTTGGACTTATTTTGCTTGCTTTGTTCGCTTGGGCTCTTGACGCTACTACACCTGAGATGTGTAAAGTGCCGACAGAACAAATGAATCAATTTTGTTTAGACCTGTTGTATCCATAATAACTAAAGGGGGTAGTAATAATGTCAGGTTGGAGAACTAAAAAAGCAAATGCTTTAGCAAAAAGAGAAGCCTCTTTTATCAAAAGCAGAGAAAGACTTAGCACACCTCGTGCGGAGTTTTTACTAAAGTTTGCTTTTATGAGTGATGAGCAGTTTGAGAAATGGTCTGAACTAAAGACAAGTGCCGAAGCAAGAGCCTTTATGGAAGCACTACCAATGCCTCAAATAAAAACAAATGAAGTGTTTATCAAACTAGACAAAGAAGAAAGATAGGGAAAAAGTAAAAATGAAGAAATGTATAAATGCTACTTGCGAAAGCACGGAGTTAGTTTATTCAGGCGTAGATGCGTTCTTGCTTGGTGGTATTGAAACAGAGAAGTGGTGCTACACCTGCGCCAATGCGATTGCTTTATCTAACAGGAAGGAAGAATCAAATGTTGCTTGATAATGGAACAATGTTCGCAATAATTATTGCGCTTGCGGGTTCATGCTTTGTTATGGTTGTTGGTATCAGAGCGCAAGGTAAGTTGATACGGGAGAACAACAGACTTCGTAAAGAACTAACTGAACTTCACTACGAGAAGGTGAAGGGAGGAATCTAATGGAAGAAACTAATGTAATGCTTGACCCAATGGATTGCGGTCTTGCCTGTCAGTTTGAGTGGATAGAAGTATCATCAAACTTCTTCAGCGTTGCTGTCTATACACCTGCGTTGATAGTTGGTGTGCTTTCTTATTTCATCTACAAAGCGATAAAAAAGAAGAAACGAAAGGCGTAATTCAGAAGTGGCAAAAAGTAAAAAGATAGAGATTGATGCTGCAAAGTTATACAACTCTGGTCTTGCCATAGATGATGTGGCTGAAGAACTTGGTGTCTGTTATAGGACAGCGAGGAAAGCGATTCGTAGTAGTGGAGTTGTTTTGAGAGACCCTTCAGCCCGTCTCAGAGGTAGAACTAGCCCTAAAAGAAAGAAGGCAGGAAATGAATAATCTCAATGTAGTTTGGTCTGCGGTAGTTGCCAGCGTGGCATCTGCGCTCGCTGTTGTAATGGCTATCTGGGGAGACTCAGATGTGTCCTTAGCCCTCGGCGCTGTGGCGATTACTTCGGCTGTTCTGTCCATAAGGGAGAAACCTTAGGACTTGATTTCCTGTCAATAGTATGACATAATGAAGTTGGACTAGAGGCTCTCTGACACAAACCTTCCCCCGTCAGAGGGTCTCTATTCTTTTGGCGTGTCGCTTGACAAAGAACTTGGACTATTGTATTGTTGTCTATGAAAGGGGAAGAAAATGACAAAAACCAAGAAAAAACAAATCATTTACATAGCCTGTTGGAAGTGCGGTAGCCAGTTTTCCCTGTATGAAAACGACTACAACCACGGGGCTTGTTGCGGAAAGTGCCTGTAAAAGGCTACCTTCCTGACTTTCCTGTGATAGAGTATTACCTATGAACGACATACGACCTAACGACAAACTTAGGAAAGGTAAGTAATACCTGTCTCCCCAATGAGGGTGGCTCGGTTGGCTTAGTCAGCAACCCAACTGCGGTTTATACAACGCAGAGTCCATGTCCCCAAACAAAGGAAAATCAATGCAGAAAACTAAGAGCAGAGTTGTCGAACAAATCTTGAGCGTATTGCTTTCGGTTGGAGTTATTTCGACTTTCTCTACCTATGTTCAAGCGTCCAACGCAGACGAACAAAAAGTAAAAACTGTTGTCGAAGTGCAGCAGCAACAGCAAGAAAAGAAAACCTACGAACAACTTATCGAGGCTGAAATCGTCGCCCATAAGGAAAAAATCAAGGCTCTACAACTCCAGAGGTTTGCTGACCAGCGAACCACCTTCACGGACGAAGAACTCGCTCAACTGCTCTATGCCGTTGGGTTTGAGGGCAAAGCCCTAAAGGTCGCTTGGGCTGTTGTGAAGAAGGAGTCTAATGGTCGCCCTATTGCCTTCAATGGCAATACAAGAACAGGCGACTCTTCATACGGAATCTTCCAGATTAATATGATTGGCGGACTAGGAGTAGACCGCCGAGAAAAGTTTGACCTCAAATCAAATGCGGAACTATTCAACCCAGTAGTCAATGCTGAGATTGCTTATCACATGAGTAATGGTGGCGAAAAATGGGAGGCTTGGAAAGTTGGTAGCGGGTATAATGGTGTAGACCAAGAACGCTATGAATCTTGGCTCAAGAAGTTTCCCGAAGGAGTAACCCCTTGATAGAGAACGCCAAAGAACCTGAGGTCTCAGAGCCAACACCCGTGCTTGAGAGTGCGGAAGTTGTCCCTACATTTGCCCCACCAGCGCAACCCGAACCCGTGTGGACAGAGCCAGAAACTCTAGAAGCAGAAGTTGTTGAAGAAGTTGTTGCTGTTGCTGCACCTGTCGAAGAGGCAAAAAGTAAAAATGATGCACCAGCCCCGTCAAAACTTGCTGCATCTAAAAAAGTTGTTTCGTTGTCGAACCTTGTTTTCGAGTCGAAATCCAGAAATTCTGCATCAGTTGGTTTGGTGCAATTCCGTCTTGTCGAACTCGGCTTTCTCGATGCGGGTAGTGACAAGTTTGGTTGGCTAAGTGCAGGGACTATGAAGTCTCTCGCTCAGTTTGCTAAGACTTCGGTAGAAAAAGTCAATGCTCAGGACGAGAAACTAATCTCTTGTTTGTTCGAAGGGACTTCAGTAGAAGTCACTAACTAAGTATTAACAAAATCAACGCCTTGCTCGTCACTTAAACTTGACTTGCAGGGCGTTGTTTTTTACTTTTTGCGTCCTTGTGTGGAGTTTGGAAGGACGGCATAAGGCGTCAAAAAAGAAACCCCCTAGCAAAAACTAGGGGGCTTTCTTTATTCCAGAACCAGAACTTAGACTGTGCTTCTGTTTTTGTGTAGAACGGGCTTGTAGGAAGAAGATTTTCCTAGTGTAGTTGTGCGGTATCCATACCGAACCAAGCGGAAAGCAAGTGCCGAAGTAGTTACTCCTAATAACTTTGCCAAGCGATAGAGAGTAACTTTTTGTTCGTTGTGTGCTTGATTGAGTAGGTAGGTGTATTCCTCAGCCTCAGCGCGAAAGCGAGGGCTGTTTGCTCTTACCTGCTGTGCGTAGGGTTGAAGTTCCTTCAGCCTTGCCAGTAGTTCAGGTGTAGGCATTACATAACGAGATTGCCCTACCTTTGGTGCGTGCTTTGGAACGGGTGGAACAAATAGCGTTGGCGGAACGCCTGTGCTAGTGTGAGAGTTTAGAATTACTCTAATCATCTGCGGAGATAATTTAGACGCTCTCGCTACGGACGCTTGTGTCCAGCCAGCACCTACTAACGCCACTACATAATCGTTTCTCATTTTTTTATCTAGTGGGCTTGTCAGCATAGAAAAAGCCACAACCACATTTTCAGGTAGTTGTAGTTTTGCTATTTTGTTCTGCCCTGCCCTGCGATAGAAAGTAGGTCTTTCTGTTCTAATTGCGTAGCGTGCCCCGTGAGCCTTTTCTAGTTGGCCGGGGTTAGTGCGGAAGTTGATTGCGGTTGTCATTTTGTCCTTTGTTTGAGTTAGTCAATACGGAGAAACTCACGAAGTTGTTTCGCGGTTTCATCATTGAGTCCTAGCGTTTCGCCTTCCTCACCTGTGCCACCTGTGAAGATTACATCTCCACAAATAAAGTCAGTAAGTCCGAAATACTTTTCCCATAAGAAAGTTGCCATAGGGTTGATTGGCAACCCATAAAGTTTTCCTTCTTCATTTACCCAGATTGTCAAGTCTGCGGTGAAGTCTATCGCTTGAACAAGTCCGCCTACGGCAGATTGAAGTTGCTCTAGTTGAGAACCTTCATCTGCTAGTTGGACTTCCTCTGCTTGTCCTTCAGCATTTAGTTTGATAGCAAGCATTTTATTTCCTTTCTGTTTGATAAGTGTAAGGCTAGACCATAGGAATAGCCCTTGTCAAGTTTTATTTATAAATTACTTTGTGCGTTGCTTTTATTGCTTTTACTACGACCCAAGAGAATAATTTACCAATTATTTCTGCTTGCTCGT